TAAAGCAGGTGCTGCTGAGGCTAAACGAAATGCATCAATTGCTGCTGGTAAAGCAGCCGATGCTTCTCGTTTACAAGCACAGGCTAATGCTGTCGGTGCTAATAAACAACCTAAAGGTCCTAATACTACAGTAGTTACTACACAATCTACTGGCACTACAGGTTCTACTGGTTCAGTTGCTGTAATTCCACCTGCTGTTGACCCAGAACTTATGAAACAACTTGAAGCCTTAAGAGCAGAAAATGCTTTACTTAAATCAAATCAAGTAGCAGCAACTGCAGCACAACGTCAAAGTGCTTTTGATTTATTACGTAAACTTGCTACAGATTATGATATGCCAACATCAATTGCTGACAGATTAATTGACCTTGTTGCTAATCAAGGTTATACAGGAACTGCTGTAACTTTAGAATTACAAAACACACCAGAGTTTAAAGAGCGCTTTGCTGGTATTGAAGCGTATAAAAAAGCATTTGCTGGGGATATTGCTGCAGGCAGAAAAGCAGCAGCACCTACTCCTTCCGATTATATTAATTTTGAAAAAAGATATCAAGATGTTTTGACCAGATATGGTCTTGGTGAATTAGCCAATCGTGATACTTATGCCAAGTTAATTGGTGGAGATGTTTCAGTTGCTGAAATGACTGACCGTGTAGCAAATGTTTATGACCGTGTAATGAACGCAGATGATGTGTTAAAACAACAATTAACTCAATACTTCCCAACATTCGGTGCAACAGATTTTGCTAGAACTTTATTAACTGGAACAACTCCAGCAGATATGGCTGGACAATTGCAACGTAAACTTGCTGCAGCAGAAATATCTTCTGAAGCCGCTCGTGCTGGTTTAACTACTGGTGTTGAACGTGCTCAAGAATTACAAGCAATGGGTATAAGTCGTGGTATTGCAAGAACTGGTTATTCAAGAATTGCTGAACAAAAGACAGGACTTGAAAAACTTAGTGGTATTTACAATCAAGATATTACTAACATACAAACAGAATTAGAAGCAGAACAGTTCCAAGGTTTGGCTTCACAGAGACGAAAGAGACTAGAGCAGCAAGAGCAAGGAATGTTTGCTGGTAGAAGTGGAACTTCTCAAACTTCTCTTTCACAAGGTACAGCAGGTACCTTCTAAGACCACACACAGACCGACCAGCCCTGTGGTGAGTTAAAAGACTGGGAGCAGGAGCCATTTATATTCCCCCAAATATGAATGTGGCTTGCGAAACTACAACGATGGGAGATATTGCGATGAGCAATGTATATCAGGACTTCGACGACGAAGAGTTAGAGTCCGAAGAAACTGGTGGCGATTTAGTTTCACAACTAAGAAAAGCCACTAAGAAAAAAGATAAGCAGTTAAAAGAATTAATGGAAGAACTTTCTTCTATTAAAACTGCTCAAAGGACTAATTCTATCAAGTCAGTCCTAGCGGAAAAAAATCTTAATCCTAAGATTGCGAACTTCATTCCAGCAGATTTAGATTCCTCACCAGAGGCTATAGATAACTGGATTGCAGAGAATGCAGAAGTATTTGGATTGCAAGTACAAAAGCAGGAGGTTACTCCTGATATTGCTACCTTGCGTCAGATAGATGCTATTGCTGCTAACTCTCAAGTTCCTGTTGGTGGGGTTGACGATTTTCTACGCATCGACCAAGCAACAAGTGCCGAAGAAATCATTAACATGATTAATGGAGCACAATCGTAATAACTACTAACTAAGGAAATAACCGAAATGGCAAATGCATATACCGCGCTCTCTGGCGGAACATCTGCAACTAACGGTGGTCTTGGTGGCGGTCAATATTCAAGTGCCGATAACGTAGGTACCTTTACACCATCCAATGGTGCAGGTCTCGTACAAAAAGCATATGACCGTCTTGTTGAGTTCGCACTTCGCTCTCAACCATTACTCCGTTCAGTAGCAGACAAGCGTCCAGCGAGACAATCAATGCCAGGCTCTTCTGTAGTATTCCAAATCTACAGTGACCTATCAAAGGCAACAACTGCTCTATCAGAACAAGTTGACCCAGATTCAGTAGCGATTGGTACACCAACTGCTGTAACCGTAACTCTTAACGAATACGGTAACGCAGTTCTAACCACACGCAAACTGCAATTGATGTCACTTGCTGATGTTGACCCAGCAATTGCAAACATTGTTGCATTCAACATGGCAGATTCTATCGACGAAATTGTTCAAACAGAACTTCGTGGTGGAACAAACGTAATCTACGCAAGCAATGCGTCAGGTACACGTGCAACAGCAACAACTAACGTTACTGGTGCACACACTCTAAAGGCAGCAGATGTTCGTCTTGCAGTAGCAAAACTACGCGCAGGAAAAGCAGTTGCTCGTAAAGGCTCCCTATACTGGTGTGCAATACATCCAGAAGTTTCACACGACCTTCGTGCAGAAACAGGCTCAGCCTCTTGGAGATTACCTCACGAATACCAATCAAACGATGCCATTTGGGCAGGAGAAATTGGAACATTCGAAGGTGCATACTTCATCGAATCACCACGCTTGTACAACGCCACCGATGGTGGTTCAAGTGCTCGCGTATTCCGTACATTACTTGCTGGTCAACAAGCACTTGCTGAAGCAGTTGCTGAAGAACCACACGTAGTGATTGGAAACGTAACTGACAAATTGATGCGCTTGCGCCCAATTGGTTGGTACGGAGTATTAGGCTTCAAACGTTATCGTGAAGAAGCACTATACAGAATTGAATCTTCATCCAGCATTAACGCTGCGTAGTTAGATTCAAACAAATTAAAGCCCCTGGGAAACTGGGGGCTTTACTTATTAGGAGAGTAAATTGCCAACATTTTTTCCACCAACAATAGATGAAGGACCAGCAGGTTATGGTTTATTCTATCGTTATAAATTAAGTCGTGGAATTAGTGTGTTAAAAATTGGCAATACTTATTATAAACTTAGAGTTCCATCAACTGACCAAATAGATTCTGCTAGTGAGTACTATGCAGGAGGACATGAATATAATGTTACGGAAGCACAAAAGTCTGCGCTCATTGCTGCTGGCATCGGCATTACTGAGAGTAACTTTGAAGGATGATAAACAACATTCTTGTAGCGGGTGCGACTGCAAGTGCACTTGCTTCTGTATTTTTTGTGATTGCGCCATCGGTTCGAAAGATTCGTTCTATGATGGAATGGTTGGAAAAATTTCGCCGCGATTGGGAAGGCGAGCCTGGTGGTCCAGGTAGGGACGCTGTTCCTGGGGTAATGGAAAGACTTAACAGACTTGACGGTGAGTTAAGTAATAATGGTGGTTCTTCTATGAAGGACTCTATTGACAGAATTGAAAAAGCATTGGGGACAAAAATTGAGTTTACACAGAATTAGAACACATCCTGAATTTGTTGAAGGATGTTTTGGTTGCAAGGCATCTACTATTGATTTGAATGCTGGTGAAGCATCTACAAGGTTGACTATGTCGGCTAAGAAATGGGACAATGAACTTGCGTTATATCGACAGGCTAGGTCTCAGGGTATTCAACCTGATACTACCAAGACTAAAGATATACGTAGGGCAATAGATATATCAAACAAAACAGGAAAAGCATACGGAGCGTAAAATAATGTACGGTAAAAAAATGCCTAAAGGCAAAAAAATGATGGACATGAAAAAAGCAGATATGAAAAAGAAAGCCGTTGGTAAGATGAAGAAAATGGGAAAGAAGAAATAATATGTGCACAACTTGTGGATGTAATTATCCTAACGTAGACCATGCTATGGCTAATGCTATGGGCGATAACCCAATGGGTATGCCAATTGCACCTAAGCCATCAAGCATTGTTAAAGCAACACCTAAGAAACCTAAGAAGTAATTATGAAGCCAAAAGACTCACGTTTAAAGCGTGCTGGAGTCTCTGGCTATAACAAGCCAAAGCGGACCCCTAGCCATCCAACTAAGTCACATGTTGTTGTTGCTAAGTCTGGTTCACAGGTTAAGACAATCCGCTTTGGACAACAAGGTGTTACTGGGGACAGAACACCAACTAAACGTCAAGCAAGTTTTAAAGCACGTCATGCAAAAAATATTGCTAAAGGCAAAATGTCTGCGGCGTACTGGGCGAACAAGGTGAAGTGGTGAAAAAGAAAGCATTTTGGGACAAGAAGAACCCTAAGAAAACTTCTAAGAAATTAACTCCTGCGCAGATTAAAAATGCTAAGGCTCGTGCTAAGGCTGCTGGTAGGAAGTATCCAAATCTAGTAGATAACGCTGCTGTAGCAAGAAAAGGAAAATAATGTCTGGTAGATACAATATGGTCTGTGACCAAGGTTCTACTTTCAGTTTAAGTTTTACAATTAAGACTGATGGTACTCCTTGGAGTTTAGTTGGCAACTATACAGCCAAAATGCAAGTGCGTTCTTTTCTTAATGCTGATACTGTTCTTGTTGAATTAACTAACTCTAATTCTAGAATTTCTTTTGGTGCAAATGGTACTGTTAACTTATCTTTAACTGCTGCAACTACTACAGATATAATTGCTGGTCGTCATACTTATGATTTAGAATTAACTCAAACTAGCACAGGTGTTGTGACTAGAGTTCTTGAAGGAAAATTTGTTGTCAGAGGAGAGGTAACTCGCTAAATGGCAACTGAGATTACAATACAAGAAACTATTAGTGAAGTTAGTGTTACTGACCCTGATAATCTTTTAGTTGAAGTTGATGGAACACAGGGACCTATTGGTCCTCAAGGTGTTACTGGTCCTACAGGACCCACTGGTGCCACTGGTGCAACTGGTCAATCTATTACTGGTCCTACTGGTGCTGACTCTACTGTTACTGGACCTACTGGTCCTACAGGTTCTACAGTTGCTACAGGTGCTGCTATAACAGGTGCTACAGGCGCAACTGGTTCTACAGGTGCAACTGGAAGTACAGGTGCTACAGGTTCTACTGGAGCAACTGGACCAACTGGCGCACAAGGTGATACAGGTTTACAGGGTATTCAAGGTGTTACTGGTTCTCAAGGTATTCAAGGTATTCAGGGCGTTCAAGGTGCACAAGGTGTAACTGGACCAACTGGACCTACTGGAGTTACTGGCTCTACTGGTGCTACTGGTAATGATGCAACAATGACTGGTCCAACTGGTGCTACTGGACCTACTGGTGTAACTGGTCCACAAGGTTCTTTTGGTGGTGCAACATTTGAATACAATTACACAACTGGTACATCTAATGTTGACCCAGGTTCAGGTAATCTTGCTTTCAACAATTTAACTTTATCTTCTGCAACAGTTTTATACATTGACCTTTTAGATATTAATGCAACAGATGTTTCATCTTTCTTAGATACTATTGATGATTCTACTTCACAAATCAAAGGTACATTTAAGATTACTGAGAAAGCAGATGTTAATACTTATTTTTACTTTAGTATAATTGGAACTCATCAACATAGTACAAATTATTTTGCTGTACCAGTTGCTTATGTTTCTGGTGCTGGAACAATTGTTAACAATGATGATGTTTATATAACTTTTGCTCGTACTGGTGATGCTGGTGACCAGGGACCTACAGGTCCTGCAGGACCAACAGGAGTAACAGGACCTACTGGTAGTACAGGTCCAACAGGACAAGATGGTTTTCTTGGTGGAACAGGACCTACAGGTCCAACTGGTCCACAAGGTATTCAGGGAATCCAAGGTGTACAAGGAACACAAGGCATTACAGGTGCAACAGGTGTACAAGGTGAAACAGGTGTTACAGGACCAACAGGTCCTACTGGTTCAACAGGTAGTACAGGTGTAACTGGTACTTCTGCTTATACTTCTTCAGCAACTGCCCCATCTTCACCTCTTAATGGTGATGGTTGGTTTAATACTGAAACTGGCAAAGTTTATGTGTACTATACAGAAGTTGATGGTTCTCAATGGGTAGAAGTGGGTGCTGCACCAATTGGTCCAACAGGTCCAACAGGTGTTACTGGTGCTACTGGTCCAGATGTTTTAAGTCTTAATTCTCAAACTGGAACTACTTACACATTTGCTTTATCTGATACTGGT